TATTTCCATTCTCCTTGCCTCCTTTTGTTCTTTTCTCTAATTCTTTCTTCTATCGCCTTCTTGATGTGGCATATCTCAGGATTATTGTCTATTGGACCAACGAGACAATCGTCCCGTTCTTCCATCCTGCTCCACCCGAAATTCGGGCAGGCGAAACAATCAGGGATAATATCCCCGACTGCTACTTCTTTTTCCACGAAAATTCTTTCATTCTTTGTCAGCTTTTCCATCTTTTCCTCCTTTTGTTATGCCGCCCAGCTGTGCCAGGCGGCGGGGTTACAGTTATTTACAGTTGAGAAATATCCCAAGTTTACGAAGATAACCCACATAATTTTTGCAGTTTATCTCTCTGTTCTTTACGACAATGTTTCTCAGCTCTTTTACTGTTATCGAATTTGTTTCGATTCCATTAATGTTCATAAAATTCCTGATACCGGCCAGGCACCAGCCGAATTTTTCGTGACACCAATCCGGCGTAAGTGTTTGATTTTCAAGTCTTTTAACACGATTTCTTTCTTTTGTTTTGAGTGCTTTGAAAGCCTTGAGTGCAGCATCCCGAGTTTTAGCTTCACTGTGATATTTTTTTATTAGGAAACCCTTTTTTTGTCTAATTTCAAAGCCTTTGCTTTGCTCCCACCAGAAACATGGTTTTACAAGTTTTGAAGCATATTTCTGATCATATACAGTTATCAGGCCACCAATTATTTTTACGACAGAATTTTTCGGGGCCTTAAAATAATGATGTGTTTCTTTTCCCCACCATTTCCTGTTACTGCTGCAACATCTTGAAGTTGAGCAGAACCCATCAATATTACCTTTTCTGAAAGAAAACTCGATAGTATTTTCGGGATCAGCCCATTTATTCTCTGATTGCCGGTATGGGAAATTATCTGATAGATAATCAGCAATTTCTTTTTCTTTTTTCTGCAAAACTTCCATCTCTGCGAAGTTTTTAGCTCCCATCTTTTTCTTCAATTCCCTGCGCTCTTTTTTTGCTCTTTTCTTTTCAATTTTTTCGATTTCGATCAATACCAGCTCAATTAGTTTTTTCTTCGTAATGCCTGCTGCTTTAGCTTGTTCAACTTTTACAATTTTTTGTAAATCAGTTTTAGTTCTGCGAAACCTAATATTTTTCGCAATCTCTTTTGCAACCTTAACACCGTTGCCGCTTTTTCTTTGTTCCATCATTCCTCCTTTGTTTTATCTGGGGTCAACTATAATTATGCAGAAACCCCTGTCAAGTTTTTTTCTAATTTTTTTATTATTTTTTTCTATAAATACCGTAAAGCACTAAATACCAACAATTTACAAGGATTATAAAAATGTCTAAAAGAGGACGACCAGCCATATACCAAAAAAAAGTAACGGACTTAGATCTATTATATAGACTTGCACTGTTAGGATTAACCAATCAAGAATTGGCTGAATTTTACGACGTATCCTTAACAACAATTACCAGATGGGTCAAGAACAAGCAAGAATTTAGACGCATCCTAAAAAAAGGCAGAGAAGTAGCAGATGCTGATGTAGCTAATAGCCTGCGCAGGGAAGCGAGCGGCTACAAGTACTACACTAAGACTATTACAACTAAGAAGAAAAGCGGTGAAGTGGTGGAGGAAACATCCCCCGCCACAGAAGACGAGTTCAATGCTGCGGGGGGTACACTTACCATTCAGGAACATTACGCCCGCCCGAACACCACCGCACAGTTCTTCTGGCTGCAGAACCGACAGCCTCATTTGTGGAAAAACAAAAAGAACGTTCACGTTAGCTCACCGGACAAATCCATGGCAAAAATAGCAAAAATGCTGAGAAAAAGAGACAAGTAAATGCTGTTTTGGCTAAAATGGGTAAATGCTGGAGACCATATATTGCAAGGACTTAACTATATTAAACTTAAAAATAGCCTGAAATGCGATAACTCAATATTTGATAAAGGACAACTTAATGATTGAAAAAGAGCTGCCAGTTGAATTAGTAAACTTAACTGAAGCAAACAAGCGGTTCTACGATGATATGCATCGCTTTATATGTGTTGCTGCTGGTAGGCGCTCACGGAAAGACTTGATTGCTACCCGCAAAATGCTAACCGACCCTGGGCGTGGCGCATTAGTACTGCCTGGGCAGATGTATATATTTCTAGCTCCTACTAGACCACAGGCTAAGGCTATTTTCTGGGAGCGGTTGTTGCGAGATACGAAGCTGTTTCGTGAGAGCGTAAGCCACTCGGAGCTGAAAATCAAACTATTGAACGATAGTGTGTTGTGGGTTACGGGACTAGACAGACCTGAACGTGTGGAAGGGATCACCGAGCCACCAATCAAGGGTGTGCAGATTACAGAGATTTCAGATGTGAAGCAGGGAGCTTGGCAATCGAACATTAGACCAACACTATCAGACAATGCTGGTTTTGCTTTTATCGTCGGTGTGCCGGAGGGAAAAGACCATTTCCACGATTTGTGTTTACACGCTTCTGGCGGGTCGTTACCGAAGCCGAGAGCTGGTAAGGGAGCATATGCAGAAAACGGGGAGTGGAGCTATCATAGTTGGTTCAGTGCAGATGTATTGCCAGAGAAAGAAATATCCCAAGCTAAGATCGATTTGGATGAGATTACTTTCAAGCGGGAATACGAGGCCAGTTTCGAGGGTATGGCTGGGCTTGCTTATTATGCTTTCAGTAATTCCAATATCAGAGATGATTTTGATTATGAAAAGGGCATGCAAATTGACATCGGGATGGACTTCAACGTTGATCCGATGTGTGCTGTAGAAGGCCACATCGTAAACAACAAATATTACCAGCACGGAGAGACCGTTCTAAGGAACAGTAACACAATAGAGATGTGTCAGGCAATAGTAAGCAAATACAGATTAGAAAAGAACAGAGATGGCAAATACCCAGTCACGATTTACCCTGATGCAACGGGAGCGGCGAGACATACAGGCGCACCAATAACCGACCTAGACACTATTAAGAAATTTGGGTTTCGGGTAAAAGCGGCAAGAAGCAATCCACTACAACGTGACCGATTGAACGCCGTAAACTCAGCTATGAAGCCGATGGAAGGCGAGGAACGGTATTTTGTGCATCCTCGGTGTGTTAACACAATAGCAGACTTTGCAAGGGTGGAACGTGATGAGAGCGGGAATATAGTCAAAGATATGGAAGCAGAAGGAAAACCATACGTGCATATTACAGATGCTTTAGGGTATATATTATTTAATGGAATCGTTTACAAGCAAAATGGATGGAATCGATGATTATTGAAAACGGACAAGTAATAGCCAAGTGGCGTAACGATATGGAGAGACGTCTTTTAGCAGAGATGTATTTAGACTTTTATCGTGGAGTGTATCGTAATTACTTAGAAGAAATGATTAAAGGGATGATGGGCTGGCAGGATGCAAAAGAGCTTTGTAAGTTCATAGAGACTGAAGGAACTACACCACGTCTAATCAACGACATAAGTTTAATTTTTGCAGAAGATGCCGATATCACAATAGACGGCTCGGAAAAAACTCAAGAAGCGTTCGATGAGATATTAGAAGCGATTGATATTAATATATTATTAGAAAATTTGAACAAATACGTTGAACTGTTACGAGACGTTGCAGTTGTGCCATTCCTAACCGGCAAACCGGAAGCACCGGTTAAGCTGAGGATTGTGACACCGGAGAAGTGTTTCGTTGACCAGGACGAGAACGATCCAACAGAATTTGTAAGGTTTTATTATCAGGTTGGAGTAATGGAAAACACTGTTACCCGCAACAGAATAGATTTATATGATTGTTGGGAGGCACCTGGAATAGAGGGCAAGGACGGTAATATTTCCGATTATGCAAGGAAGTTTAATTGTGAGGTAAATGATAGGGGTAAGATTATACCAGAGTCTATCAAATATTATGAAGATGCCCCCAAGTATGAAGAAATGCCAGTTGTGATGTTCCGTGATTATCTTCCAGATGATTCGGTTTGGTATAAAGGGAATTCCCTTATAGTAGACAAGTCAATTGCAATTGATTTAAGGAGAACAGACTTGGCGATGGCAGAAGCCTATAATATTCCACAGCTGGTCACAATAGGTATGGAAGCAGAGAATCATAAAGAGCTTAAAAAGGGGAGATCACTATTCCTTAATATACCGCCAAGCATGAATGGCGACTTGGGAGATGCTAAATATGTCAACCCCGAAGAGGCTCTCAAAGAGCTAAAAGATTTGATTCATGATAGATATGAAAAGCTAGCGATGGCAAAGGGTATAAGCAAGGCAAATATCACTGGCGACAGTGCGACTTCGGGCTATCAGCTGGCATTATCAATGCAGAGAATATTAGATATCAACCGCAGGAAGCGTAAATATTACACAAAACCGATTAAAAAGATGTTAAGGTTGGTTCTATTCTTATACAAAGAAATAGGTGTGTACAATATATCAGGCGACATTACTATTAATTATGGAGAGCTTCATTTTTCTGAAAGTGAGATTGATAAAGAGCGTGTTTGGGGTTTAAAACTATCAAATGGCACAGCTAATTTAGTTGACTATGAGCTTGAGCATGATCCTGACCTGGTTACACGAGAAGAAGCTTTGGAGAAAATTAAACAAAGACAAGCTGAGAATGCA